GGTAAAATACTAATGGCTAAAAAATCTATATTAAAAGGTTTAAAATCTTGGACTACACCAGCATTTTCAGAACGAACTGTAATGAAAGGTGCGTGGAAAGTAGGAAAAGGAGCTTTTAAATTTGCTTGGAGACGACCTCTACTAACTGCAGCAGTATCTTACGTAGCTAGTAGACCTTTTGCTAGGTATAAAAGAGGTAAAAAACGAGTTTGGGGTTCAGGCTCTACAGCTGGTAGACTGATAATGTCTAGAGGTAAGTGGTTAGGATAATGTCAGAAGATAAAACATACGAGAATGAAATAGACAAAACTCATCATGGTGGAAAGCGAGAAGGTGCAGGTAGACCTTTAGGTTCCAAAAGCAAGAAACCATGGAAAGGATTAATACAATTAGCAGAGAAATACAATTTATCTCCTTTGGATTATTTATTATCTGTGTTAAACAATCCTATGAGTTCACCTGATAGGAAAATGTATGCAGCAGAAAAAGCTGCACCTTACATTCATCCAAGGTTAGCATCTTCAACAACAAAATTAGGAACCGATGAACCAATCGCAATCAAAGTCGAATGGCAAAAAGACTAAGATATTACAAATACCTTATAAGCCACGACCATACCAACTAGAAGTACACAACAATAAAAAAAGATTTAATGTTTTGGTATGTCATAGACGATTTGGTAAAAGTGTACTTTCAATAAACGAATTAATAAAAACAGCAGCTGCTAAACCTAGATCGCTATGTGCATTTATAGCTCCCACGTACAGACAAGGTAAATCAATTGCTTGGGAATATTTAAAATTTTATACAAAACCACTTATGTATTTAGGTGGTAACAGAAATGAGACTGAGTTAAGAATAGATCTCTTTAACGGATCGAGAATTCAAATATTTGGTGCAGATAATCCTGATTCAATCCGAGGTATGGGATTTGATGGCGTTGTAATGGATGAATATGCAATTATGTCTCCAAGAGTATGGACTGAAATTATACGTCCAGCAGTGTCCGATAAATTAGGATGGGTTTTATTTATCGGTACACCCATGGGTCATAATCAATTCTGGGAAGTATACGATTACGCCCAACGTGGTCATAAAGACTGGATGGGTAAAATCTATAGAGCTTCAAAAACCAAAGTGATTCCAGTTGAGGAGCTGGCACAGGCACGTGCCATTATGACTGAAGAACAATACGAGCAGGAGTTCGAATGTTCTTTTACTGCAGCAGTCTCTGGTAGTTATTATGGAAGAATAATAACTAAAGCAGATAATGATGGAAAAATCTGCTCAGTGCCTGTGGATGAAAATGTAGGTGTGGAAACATGGTGGGATTTGGGGATCGGAGACTCGACTGCTATATGGTTCGTTCAAAGAGTTGGAAATGAATTACACATTGTAGATTATTACGAAACTTCAGGAGAGTCCTTAGCACACTATGCTGACAAACTTGAAGATAAAGGCTACGCATATAGTCGTCATGTTGCACCTCATGATATAATGGCAAGAGAATTAGGAACAGGAAAGTCTAGACTTGAAGTAGCAAACGAACTCGGTATAGATTTTGAAGTAGCTCCTAAATTAGAAGTTGATCATGGAATAGAATCTGTGAGAAACTATTTACCATATTGTTATTTTGATAGAGAAAAATGTAAAACAGGATTAGATGCATTAAGACAATATCGAAAACAATGGGATGATAAGAACCAAGTGTTTAAGAATAAACCCTTACACGATTGGTGCTCACACGCAGCAGATGCCTTTAGGTATGGTTGCGTACATGATCCAATTGATACAACAGAATGGAATAAACCAATTAGAGTAGACACAAGGTATATAGTATGAAAAAAATATTTTTATTATTTATATTAGTTACATTGACTTCCTGTGTATCAATAGGAGAAAAATGTACTTACACACAAGAAGGAACTAAAATTAAATCATGGATCTGGTTTACAAAAGAAGTACCAGCAGATCTAGATAAAATGAATTGTAATTAATAATGAAATCAAAACAAGAAATATTATCAGTTTTAAACAGAGAAATTAGTAACGCATCAGGTTTTATTGGTGGCGAATTAGTAGCAAGACGTAAAAAATCATTAGAATATTATTTAGGAATGCCTCTTGGTAATGAACAAGAAGGACGTTCACAAGTTATATCTAATGATGTTCTTGATACTGTAGAAAGTTTAATGCCATCTTTAATGAGAATATTCACAGCAGGAGATAATGTATTTAATTGTGAAGGTACTGGACCTGAAGATGATGAAATGGCTAGACAATGTTCTGACTATTTGAATTATATTTTTTATAAAGAGAACAAAGGATTTGTAGCCCTATACTCTGCATTCAAAGATGCATTAATACAGAAAAATGGAATTTTAAAAGTTTATTGGGATGATGCAAACAAAACTGAAAGAGAAGAATATACAAGATTAACAGAAGATGAGTTTGCAGATTTAATATCTGATCCAGAAGTTAAAGTTAAAAATCATACAGAATTCGAAGAACCTATCTTAGATGAAGATGGAAAAGAATTAGATAAAGTAAATTACCATGATTGTGTAATTGAAAGAACAAAATTATATGGACAAGTTCGAATTGAACCAGTTCCTCCTGAAGAATTTTTAATTGAAAGACGAGTTAAAGATATAGATTCAGCTAACTTTGTAGCTCATAGAACTAATAAAACTAGATCAGAATTAGTTGAAATGGGTTATGATAAAGATTTAGTGATGGGATTACCAACAGGTGATTCTGATTATACAAGAGAAGATAAGTTTGTTAGACATCAAAATGTAGATTTTTCACATGGAGTTCAAGACGGAGATAAAAGTAGTGCAGATATATTAGTCCATGAATGTTATCTTAGAATGGATGTTAATGAAGATGGTAAAACAGAATTAGTTAAATTTCTTTTAGCAGGTGATGGTAATCATACAATATTAGATATGGAAGAAGTAGATACTATTCCATTTGTATCTATGACTCCAGTTATCATGCCACACAGATTTCATGGAAGATCTGTATCAGAATTAGTAGAGGACATACAGTTAATTAAATCTACAGTAATGAGACAAATGTTAGACAATATGTATCTAACAAATAATAATCGTGTAGCAATACAAGATGGTCAAGTTGCTATGGATGATTTATTAACTAATCGTCCTGGAGGAATTGTTAGAACTAAACAACCACCTCAAAATGTTATGATGCCTATACAGGCACAACCAATAACAGATCAAGCTACAACAATGTTGGGTTATCTCGATTCTGTTAAAGAATCAAGAACAGGAATTACGAGACAATCACAAGGGCTAGATGCTAACACTTTAAATAAAACAGCAACTGGGCAAAACCAAATCTTAACACAATCGCAAATGAGAATGGAGTTAATTGCCAGAATTTTTGCTGAAACAGGCGTTAAGGATCTAGCCTTAAAAATGTTTGAGTTGGTATGCAAGTATCAACAAAAAGAAAAGATCGTAAGAATCAGAGGTAAGTATATACCTATGAGACCTTACGAATGGAAAGACAGAGTTAATGTTACAGTCCAAGTTGGATTAGGAACTGGATCTAAAGAGCAACAATTAATTCTCTTAAATGCTATATTAGAAAGACAAATGCAGGCAATAAACTTACAACAAAATGCATTTGGTCCTATGGTAAACCTTAGAAATATATATAATACATTAAAGAAATTGATTGAAAATGCAGGTCTAAATGGTGTAGAACCATACTTTATGGATCCAGATGTTGGTGCAGCTCAAATGCCTCAGCTTCCTCCTAAACCACCTACTGAGTTTGAGAAAGTTACACTTGCTCAAGTTCAAGGTGAAAACCAAAGAGCTACTTTAAAAGCTGAAGTAGAAATAAAACGTATTGAAGGTCAAATGAGACAGAACCTTTTAGACTTTGAATTAAAGATAAAAGAAATTGAACTTAAATATGGATCCAAAATAGATGAGTTAGAATTGAAACGTAGATCTATGTTAGAACAAGAAGATCTTAAAAAATCTGGAGATCTAATGAAAGAAATAGTAAAAGGTCAACAACAATTCTTTAACGAAGATAATACAAATGGACAAGGACAAACAAATACGCCAGGGCAAACGAGCAGAACAGCTCCTAAATGATCCCCTGCTAAAAACAGCATTTGAAGATCTCTTGGAATTATATAAACAAGAGATTTTTAATACAAGTTTCACAGAGAATGATAAACGTACATACCTTTGGGTAGCCTACAATCTAGTAGACAAAATCAAAGGTCATTTACAAAGTATCATGATTAGTGGAAAACTAACTCAAGACGAGTTAGATCAATTAAATAAAAGAAGTTAAGCTAACGCAACTTCAATTACGTCAACCAATAAGAAAGGAACGTTATGGCAGAAGCCAACAACATACAAGGTGCAGCTGAAAAAATTTCAGGACTATTGAATCCAAAAGATCAACAAAAAACTGAAACTAAAACAGAAGAACCATCAGAGTCTAAAGAACCTGAGAAACAGGAAACTAAAGAGAGTCAACCAGCGTCTGAAGGAACTCCTATAGAGACTACTGAAAATACTGAGGTAAAAGAACAAACACAAACAGAATTAGAGGAACCAGAACTCCACCGATTAAAAGTACAAGGTCAAGAGCTAGAGGTTACCCTCGATGAGCTGAAAGCAGGTTATTCTAGAGACTCAGATTATAGACAAAAAACTCATACTTTAGGGTTAGAAAAGAGAGATCTTGAAAC